CTGGAGGGGCAAGGTCAGGCACTTAACCAGTATTACAACTCTCAGCAGTATAAAGACCTTGAAGGTCAGGCTCGCTATCAGAGTCTGGCGGCAGCGGAAGCAACAGGTGGATTGGGTTCCACCGCAACCAGTAATCAGTTAGCAACAATCGCACCAACGCTTGGTCAGCAATGGCTATCTGGACAAATGAACAATTACAACAACCTGGCAAATATCGGTCTTGGCGCTCTTCAGGGGCAGGCAAACGCCGGGCAAACATATGCCAACAACATGAGCCAGATTTCACAGCAAAGCGCTGCGCTGGCGGCGGCAAACGCCAACCGACCGTCAGCATTGCAGCAGGGTGTTAGTGGTGCTGCATCCGGTGCGCTTTTGGGTGGTGGCATAGCCAGTGCTCTCGAGCTATCAACTCCGTGGGGTGCTGGTATCGGTGCTGGTCTTGGTCTGCTTGGCTCGTTGTTTTAAGGGGTAATCAATGGCTACGTGGCAACAGGGTATTAATTCTGGTGGTTTTCTGGCTGGCATCGGTACGCAAAATGAGAATGCGCCAAAGGCAAGCGACATTAACGCAACGCTTGGCCTGATTCGCGAAAACAATGATTTGGCTCGCTCAGGCGCTAATAATGTGGTTTTAACAGGGCTGCGTGGTCTGGCTGGCGTTGCTGATATTTATAAGCAGGAACAGCAACAGAAAGCGCTAAACGCATTCAACCAGGTTCATGCCAACGCATGGGCTACTGGTGACAATTCAGGACTCATCAAGTTCGCGCAGGAAAATCCAGCGTTTGTTGCACAGGCACAACAGGCGTTTTCCGGTCTTAATGAGCAGCAGCGTAACGATATGGGCGATTTGGCTATGAAGGCTAATGTCGCTCTTTCTCAGGGGCCGGAAGCCTACAGTAAATTCATTACTGATAACAAGGACAGGTTAAACCGTGTTGGCGCTAATCCAGACTGGATGATACAGACTGGAGTACAGAACCCAGAACAGCTATCACACATGTTGACTACGATGTCTCTCGGTGCGCTTGGGACAGAAAAGGCGTTTGCTGTTCAGGATAAGATGGTTGGTCGCCAGCAGGAGCAGCAAAGAATTAACGAAACCATTCGTAATAATGACATGACGAATGCGAGGGCTATTAGGGGGCAAAACCTTTCCTATCAGTCAGCAATGACTGGACACGGACTTGCAGCAGAAAGACTGGCACTTGATAAGCAGAAATTCGGTTTTGAAGTACAACAGGCACAAAAGAAGGCCGAGGAACTTATTAATGCTGCGCCAAAATTATCAGTGAACATGGAAAAGGCTATAGAAAAATCAGCAGGTGATGCGGCAGCTAGTCGTAATGCTGCCGATTCAATGACAACGCTCGCTGACACGCTGGAGAAGGAGAAGCCAACTCCTGGTTTGTTCGGTAACGCTGAAAATATGTTCTCTAAGCTTACGGGGCAAGATAACTACCTCCGAGATATGCGGATTAGATTCAACCAACTAGCCAATGCGCAGGCAACCAAGCTTCTCCCTCCCGGCCCTGCATCAGATAAGGATATTGAGTTTGCAAGGAAAGGCATTCCAAGCGAAACGGATAATCCAATGGTCATGGCTCGATGGTTAAGGGGTATGGCAAAAATGGAAAGTAATAACGCGAAGTTCAACGAGTTTAGGTCAGAGTGGATGAGTGCAAATGGCAGCCCAGGACAATCTGATCGCAACCGAAACATCATGGGGATGGATGTTAAGAAGGGTGAATCATTGAACTCTGCGGCAAAACGTTTTCTTTCCTCAAGTTATGGAGATAGCCAACCTCAACAGCAATTGTCCGATGACGAATTAATTAGCAAATATCTCGGAGGGCAGTAATGGCCTATAGTCGTGAACAATTGATGACGGCGTTAAGGAATGCTGATGCTGCAGGTGATACTGATGGCGCGCGCCGCATTGCTAGGATGCTGTCTTCCAGTAATCCACCAACTCAGAATCAAGAGCAGCCTTTAGAACAGCAAGATGGATTTATGTCTGACCTTGGCGAGGCAGTAAAAGAGACTGGTCGCGGACTGGTGCAGGCTGGCGTAAACGTGGCAAACATACCGGCATCAGTTGCCGATGCTGTAACAAGCGCGGCAGCATGGGCTGGCGGTAAACTCGGTATTGGTGATGGAACATATCAACCAGCGCCACGAGTAACAACTCAGGGATTAGAGCAGGCGTTTGGACTTCAGCAAGGTGCTCTGACTCCACAAACGACAGAAGGTAGGGTGTTTGCGGAGGCATTGCCTTACCTGGCTACTGTTGGCGTTGGCGGTGCTTCAACTCAGGCGCCAACACTTGCTGGTCGAATTACTCAAGGCGCAGCCCGTCTTCTGGCAGAAAACGCAGTCGGATCGCTCGCCGCAAACAGTGAGAAAAATGATGCGGGAAAACTGGCAACAGATATAGGTGTTGGCATGCTAACAGGTGGCGCTGTTAATACTGTTGCAAAAGGGCTTGAGCGTGGAATAACTGCCTTTAAAGGTGATATTGCACCAGAAGTGGCGAAGAAAATTGCCACATCAGAATCGATGGGCGTGACACCAATGACATCTGATGTAATCCCGCCGAAAAATGCTTTCACTCGTGGCCTTACTCAGGATGCTGAGGGGGCTTTGCTCGGGACGGGATCAAAGCGAGCAGAGCAGTATGCAAAAAGAAGTCAGCTAGTTAAAAAACAGCTTGAGAAATATGGTGAATATAGCCCATCAGTTGTTGTTGACGATCTGTATGGTTCTCTGAAGTCAAGGAAGGATTCGGCCGGAAGAGTTATTGAAGACATTACAACCAAAATGGGAGACACACCTGTTGACACATCAAAATCTATTAAGGTTATCGACAACGTACTTACCAGAGCTAACAGGCTTGGGAAAGTGGCAAATAAGGATTTGATTCGCGGGTTATCCGATTTGCGAGAAGAACTTGCTAAACCAGATATAGATTTTGGTCTATTGAGAGAGTTGCGGTCAGCCTTGAGGGAAAGTATTCAGGGGGATGCCATGGTTTTTCCTAATAGCGCGAAAGCCGCAACTGATGCCGTGGAGAGGGCTATGGGGGCAGATTTGAGGAATAACGCAGCGCGGTATTTGGGGGCTGGAGAGGCCGCCAGATACGTCAAAGCAAACTCTGATTACTCCAACGTCTTCAATAAGGTTCTCAATAAAAGGATTGCGAATAATCTCAACAAAGCTAAAAAAGAGTTTACTCCAGAGCTAATAAACAGCGTTGTATTCAGCAGAAAACCATCAGATATTAAGAGGATATGGCCTGCTCTTAGTGAAGATGGAAAGAACGCTATGCGTGCTGCTTATATCAGCAAGATTGCAGAAAAAGCAGGAGACTCGCCAACAAAATTTCTTACCGAGTTAAATAAGTTGAAGTCGCAATCTGACGGTCAGATCTATAACACTATATTCAGTGGGAGACACATGAAAGAGCTTGATGCTCTTCATGAAGTTCTACAGCAAACAGCAAGGTCGGACGCCGCAAATGTAGTAACACAGACAGGACAATCGCAAGCTAACAGGATTAGAACGATTGGCGCAACTGCAACCCTTGGTGTATCACTGGGACTTGAGGCTGGTTTCGGTGCAATCATGCGCTTGTATGAGTCCAAAGCAGCAAGGAATGCTCTCTTACGTCTGGCAAACACCAAAGCAGGAACGCCAGCCTATGAAAGAGCATTAAGTAACGCTGCAAATGCCATCAGACCGCTGCTTGCCACTGAGGCAACACAGCAGTGACTAAATGCCATGGACGGCATATATTAGTTTTTTTCCCTTGATATGTATTCATTAATCTTTACAAAGCACCAATGAAAAGCAAATAAAAAAACACCTGCGATGTAAAAGCAAATGACGATGACCCATGCCTTTGTTTTTGAAGGGTAAAAAATATCTATGATATACCCTATTCCCACTGGTGTTGCTGCAATAGCTGCTAATAATATGATCCAAATAGTTTTTCTTGCAGCATTAAAACGCAATAGCCAAGAAAAAACTTTATATATCCCGTATACCAAGACCACCAAGGTACAGACAACCAGGGAAATATAACCGATTTGGGGATATAACTTAGCAACTATTAAGCTCAGTAATATTATGATGATTGTTTGACCATTCACGCCAACCCCCCACTAAGGTAACAATATGACCATAGAAGAACGTCTGAACAACATTGAGTTGAACCAAACCCTGCTTGACCAGCGACTTTCAGATCTTGAACTTAAAGATCTGGATGCGCAAATATCAGAAGTAGAAGCAAAGCTCTCTAGCTTAAACCACCGTAAGAAGCAAATCCGCAATAGAATTACTCAGGGGCGCGGAACCTGTTGATGTAGGGCCATAATCCTATCATTAACATTTTCTTTTTACTTTTCCAACAAAAGCTTTGGTTGAATCCATATTTCCATAACCGGAAATGGTTTTTGACATTAAAACTGTTCCAGTAGGATGTATTACCCATGAGTCGATAACGCGTTGAGTTTCGCCATTCGCGCCGATTCCTATGATGGAGTTTTTAGACAATGCTTTGTAAGCCATGCCGCCCGCATCTGTCCCAGAATATGTGATGCTGGCATCTTCACCGCTTGTCTTAATGATGAATGTTCCACTAAAACCATCTTCTTCCGGATGGAAATTATTTCGTTCTGAATAGCTTATTCCGCGCATATCTCCAACGACCCAGCACTCTGCTGTAGCCCCAAAAGATATGAATAAGAACATAGCAGCAAGAAATCGCTTCACACCAACCTCCTTAGTTTTGAGCAGGATACCAGATGAAATGGTCTTCAAAACTGGATGTCTTCAGCATCATCGCCAAAAACATTTTTATATGCATCTTGCCTTAAGCTCCTGAGAGCTTGATACATTTGCGAATGAGAACTGATGCTATCTAGTAAGTAGAAAATTGCTTTGACTAGCTCATTCTCCCACCGCTCAAACTCTTCTTTGTTTGATGGTCTGTTCCCGGAGAGGTTTGAGTAAATCTTCATAATCCTGGAGTTATCAACCTCAGCAGGCACCGGAGACTTCAATGCATCATCAATGATAAACACTAGTTCTGTATTCATTGATCTGCCGTTTTCCTTTGCTCTTAAGGCTATAGCATCCCGCATTCCTGCCGGAAGCCTGATATTGAACCTATCCATTTCATGACTAGGGAACTTGCTCATATGACCTCAACGTAAAGATGTTCGCTAAACAATAGCACCAACTTGACATCAAAATAAATGGTGTTAAATTGGTTCTAGAACCAAGTTGGTATCATTGTGGGAGGATTACTTATGAAAGATGTGCTTTACACAGGTCGTAAAAGTCAAAGTTTCCAGCTTCGTTTGCCAGCGCGAATGAAGGAGGAGATTAGACGTGTTGCTGAAATGGATGGAATTTCTATCAACTCTGCGATTGTGCAGCGACTGGCTAAAAGCCTGAGAGAGGAAAGAGCTAATGCCCAGTAAAAATAGTGAAGCCCAGCAGTGCGCGAACACAAACTGGGCCTCTATGTCAGTAACCGTATGCAAGGAAACTAACATGAATATTGTAGCAAAATCAGATTACAACTTCCACGGAGTTGAGTTGGTGCCCACCCGTGATATGCATGGTGTTTGGTTTACATCATCTAATATTGCATCTGCACTTAAATACGCAAATAGTCGTGCAGTAACAATGATTTATAACAAGTATAGCGATGAGTTTAGCGCCGGAATGACTCAGGTACTCGAAGTGAGTACCTCAGGGAATTATCGCAAAAAAGTGCGAGTTTTCTCACTACGCGGTGCCCACCTAATCGCGATGTTTGCTCGCACTCCGGTAGCCAAAGAGTTCCGCCGCTGGGTGCTGGATATTTTGGATCGTGAAGCCACGGATTCACCGATCGCCAAACAGTTCACAGATGATGAGTTAATCAGCCTTTGCTATCTCCAGCTCTGGATGGAAAAGAGCCAGCGGGTTAGCCAGCAACTTTACCCGGCAATGAAACAGGCTAAGTCAGAATACGCAGGGATGCTATACGACATCGCCCACGACATTCGTTATATGACTGTGGAAACCAAGAAGATCCTGCTTCGTGAAGTACAGGAACTGGATAACAGCAATATTGTCGTGAAGCATGCGCAGCCAATGTTGGCAATGCTTCGCGGTGAGGAATGGATTCACTGATTGACGCACAGGACGGTGCAAAAAGAAAAGCCGACAGTTACGAGCTACCGGCTTCCATTGAAACTTATCATAAGGGTCCAACCAATGACTTTATTAAATTTAGCAGTTCATGAGCCAAATGTCGATCCCCAGCCGCTTCCAGTGATTGAATGGGAGGGTTTACGTGTTGTTACGACTGAAACGCTGGCTTCAGGTTATGGTACGGATGAGGCTAACATTCGGAAAAACCTGTCACGCAATGCTGGACGCTTCATTGAAGGAATTCACATCTTCACTATTAAAGGCCAAGAGTTGAAGAATTTGCGAGTGACTAATAGTCACGCACAAATTTCGAACAAAGCTCGTTCAATTGTTTTGTGGACGGAGAAGGGCGCAGCGCGGATGTCGAAAATTGTCGATACAGACGAAGCATGGTCTTTCTTCGAACAGTTGGAAAATGCTTACTTCCGTCCCTTGGTAAAAAGCATCCTACCGCAGACATACGAGCAGGCTCTGGAAGATTTACTTCTAAAGGTCAAAGAAAATCGGCTTCTTGAGCAACAGCGCGACAGAGCGGTAAAAGAAAAGTTGTGGATTGCAGCAAAACGCGAAGCTACAGCAATGGCTACCGCATCAGCAGCCGTCCGCGCCAAAAACAAATTAGCTGAACGGGTAGGGGAAGGAAAGAACTACGCCGCCATTATCCCGGTAGAAAAGAAGTTGGGGCAGAAATTCAAATGGCAGCCTCTTCGCAAGTGGTGCCGGGAGAATGACGTCACCCCACATGATGTCAACGACCCACGCTTTGGCTCAGTTAAGTCATGGCCTCGCGATGCTTGGCTTGCTGTGTATGGCGTAGATCTTCGAAAACTTTTTTAACCCAAAGGATAGATTATTGCTAATCAAACCCGCTTAATCGCGGGTTTTTTCTTTTCTAAGAATATCAGCAGCAACTTCTTTTACCTGCTCTGAAATTAAGGAGGCTAATCGCTCCTCTTCATCACGATAGCCTGATACTGGAGATGGTTTAGATATAGCTTCGGTAACTATCTGAACTAATTCAGCATTCAGTGAGCGGCCATTCGATTTAGCTCGCTGTTTCAGCTTTTCCTTTAATTCATAAGGTAGCCGCAGATTAAATTGCGGGTCATCTCTTCCCATTTCTGATGCCTCACTTTTGTAAGTGGATCGGCATCATATGATCTACTGGTTATATCCACAATAAGACCACTGTGGTCTTAATGACGCATTGCCGTAGCTACGCTGCGACGATTACTTTCATCTGGAGCACATTAAATGACAGATATCACTGCAAACGTAGTTGTTTCTAACCCTCGTTCCATCTTCACTGAATCCCGTTCGTTTAAAGCTGTTGCTAATGGGAAAATTTACATTGGTCAGATTGATACAGATCCGGTTAATCCTGCCAATCAGATACCCGTATACATTGAAAATGAGGATGGCTCTCACGTCCAGATTACTCAGCCGCTAATTATCAACGCAGCCGGTAAAATCGTATACAACGGCCAACTGGTGAAAGTTGTCACCGTTAAGGGTCATAGCATGGCTATCTATGATGCCTATGGTTGTCAGGTTGACTATATTGCTAACGTATTGAAGTATGACCCAGATCAGCTTGAATACAGGCTGAGCCAACCAGACGGTTATCTTTTGGTTGGTGGACTGGCCGAGCATTATAACCTTCCGGCTAAATTTGTCGTCGTCGACAACGAGCCATATAACGGTGATTTGAAAGCAGCACTTTCTGAGGCTGAAGCCGGTACTGTGTTTTGGCTTGGTAAAAAAACATACAACATTACCGGCCTGTACGGAACTGGCAGGAACACAGTTGAAAATATCTCTATTGTTGGCACTGGGATGCCTCAGTTATCTGATGATAAAACCAGATTTATCGATGGAACTGGGACAGTTATTCAAGGGGCGGTAAAGAATCAAGCGAGAGGGTTTAAAACCTACAACCTTGGGATCGATGTTGGTGCTTATGTGTCTCAGAATGTGTATACAACGGAAACTTACGAGGACGCTCTTGTGCACTATGGTGTTGGTTCCAACGCCAATATAGAAATTGACAATGTCAAGACGCTGAGTTCAGTTAACGTTGCCAGTAAGCCAGGAACGCACAGCATTCTTCTTGAGCAATTATCCGGTGTAACCTTGGGTTACGTTGAGTGCATTGGTGGTTTTCATGGTCTAACGATTAAGTGTCAAAATTTGCAGGGCGGCATTGCTCATTGCTACGGCCAATATGGTGATGCATTTATCTTCAAATCAGATTCTGGTGGCGCATGCGCCAGTAACTATATGGAAAGAATTGCAGTTGGTCTTTATGACAACGCTGGCTGGCCTGACGTCACCATGGGTGGTATTTACGACGCCCACGATGATGTAACAATCGACAGAATTGGCATTGGTGAGTTAATTGTGCAGAACGCGTCATGGGGATTTATACCATCTGATGCCAATACCGGTTTCATAACAAACGTCAGCATTGGTAGATACTCTGCATTCAATGTCTATGGGAACTATTATTCATTAACCATTGATAATAAATGTGTTGGTTGGACTATTGGTGAGCACAGAATTAGCAATGCATCTGGCGGCATTCGTGTTCACCCGGACTCTGCAGAAATCAATATTGGAACCGGATCCGCAAAGGGGAATACTGAGAGTGGCTATGCGTTGGGAGGCAACAGTTTAAGTCACGGCGTGCTCTTTGCTAATGAGAATGGGAAGGCTGGAGTTGATTACCTCGGTGGTATTGGTTTTGATGCCTCTCTTGTCCGTGGTTATGTTAACGGAACGGTTCTTGTTTCAGGATATCCAGGCGTAAAAGACGGTAATCCTGTAAATGGGTGGGCTGATACTGGTGATTTTGACATGATGCTAACCGGCAAGACTGTGCAGATCACAGGTTCACTGACTCGCGGAACAGCTGCGGTTGCGTATAACACTATCGCTGCGTGCAGGCCTTTGAAGCGAGTGCCTGTCCCGGCATGGGGTGTTAGCGCGACAAGCTCTATGATCCCAGTTGAGTGTTATATTGAAACTAACGGTCAATTAAACGTAGCTGGGTTCGCCTCGATACCAACTGGCGGAACTGTATATTTCTCTGGACAATATTTAACAAAGTAAAGTTAGACATAATTGAGGCACACAAAGCTTTGTATCGGATTGCAAGGCTTTGTGTTGCTTCCCTACGACACCTTCTCATCAAGCCAGTCCGCCCAAAATTGCATCATTTCTCTGCGGGTAGCCAGATATGCAGCATGGTTGTAAACTGAGCGCGTCCCGCCGCTTACGTGTGCCAGCTGCATCTCTATTGCGTCGCTGTTCCAGTGCTTCTCGTTGAGTACCGTGCTGAATTGATGTCTGAAACCGTGTCCGCATGTCTGCCCTTCATATCCTATGCCGCGGATTACACCAAGGACGGCATTTTCGCTGATTGGCTTCTTCCTGTCATTCCTTCCCGGGAAGCAAAGTTCGTACTGTCCGGTGATTTGTTGCAGGAATTTGAAAAGCGCTGTAACTTGCTCTGACATTGGAACGACATGCAGTTTTCTTCCTTTCATGACTTCAGGGTCAACGGTGATCAGCCTGTTTTCAAAGTCAATTCCTGACCATACCAACGAACGTAACTCCACTGTTCGCATTGCTGTATAGTGAAGAACTTGAGCAGCAATCTTACCTATAACCCAGCCTCCATACCCATTCAGCGCCCTCTGGAATTCGTGAATGCGATGCATAGGTAGGAAAGGGTAGTTGTTTTTTCTGTAACCCTTCATTGCCCCAACAAGGTCTGGAGCCGGATTATATTTAGCTCTTCCGGTTACTATTGCGTAGCTGAAAACCTCGCCACACCTGCGACGAGCCTTATCAGCACGTTCCATCGCCCCTCTGTCCTCAAATAGCCTGATCACCTTCAGTAGCATCATCGGCTCCACCTCTTCCATTCTCAGATGTCCGATGAGTGGCAATATATCGCCAGTGAACATGTTCATCATTTCGTCAGCATATCCTTTCGACCATACCTTCGATTTATGAGCATGCCACTCCCTGAAGATATCACCGAACGAATCAGCTACTTCTTCCTTTTCCTTCTTCTTTATAGCCTGTTTCTGTTCTGATGGGTCCACGCCAGCAAGCAGCTTCATTTTCGCGTCAGATTGTTTTGCCCTGGCTTCGGTAAGAGAGATTTGCGGGTACGGTCCGATGACCAGTGTCTTTTCCTTGCCGTCGAAACGGTAACGCAT